GGAGATGGACGAATTATGAGACATTTGAACGATAATTATAATATTTACGGTGTTGATATTGTAGAAGATTTTATTTTACATTCTCATAAATTAAATTTAAAAACATCATTATTGGAAAATAATAAAATAAATAATTTTGATAAAATTTATTCGTTAACCGTTTTTATCCATTTAAATAAAAGTAATTCAAAAAATGCTTTACAATATATATATGATAATTTAAAAGACGGCGGGCTTGCCTACCTACAAATATTAGTATATGGTTTTGATCATGACGCTAACGAATATATCGCATTAAATTATTGGAAAAAAGAAACATTAGAAAAAATGGTAAAATCTATAGGATTTAAAATAAATCATATAGAAGAAATGAAAGGAAATATTAATGAAGGTAAATTTGCAGATAATCACAATAATTTTTGTATATTTGAAAAATAAATTATCTTATACGCCTTTTTAATATCTTTGGTTTAGGTGGCAATATAACTAAATCTTTTTTGACATTGGATTGGATGTCCAACGTCTTATTTTTCAAAATGGGAGGGGCAACAACTCGAACTTTTTTAATAGTTACATTTTCGGTTTTATTATTATTATTATTTTTATTTTTTTGTTTTAATTCATTTAATTCTTTTAATTCATTTTTTAATTCAAATAATTCTTGCTTTTCTTTAGTTTCTTTTATTTGTTTTTTAAGTTCTTTAATTTCATTTGATAAATCAATATCTTGATGTGATGCAGGCTGGGGAGTATTTAATTTAGGCGTTGGTGACGGTTTGGTGTCCTGTTTGGTATCATCCTTAATTATCTTAGATGCAACATTTTGTGCCCGCTCCATTTTTTTTCGCTCTCTTCCAGCCTTGAGTCGGGCTATTAATTGAGCCTTTTCATCGTCTTTAAGTGGTGCTCTTTTCTTTTTTTCTTTTTTTGGCTGGGATTCATTCTCAATAATTTTTATATTTTGTCCTTCAATATCAAATATTTGATCTTCTGATTTAACCATTTATATATAATAATATAATAAAAAAAATAAAGAAAAAAAATTAATTAATTATTTATTATTTCTTGATTAATTGGAATATCCATATTTAATAATGCTTTTTTGTGTTTATTACTTTTATTATGTCTGGCTTGATGGTGTCTATTAGTTGTACCACCACATATTGCGCATGTTTTAGATAATAATCTTTCTTCTTTGTGAGTTTGATAATAAAGCGATGCTCTTTCTTTTTCTCTATTCTGGTGTTTATAATATTTAATCATTCTTTTTGCACAAATTAAATCTTTATTATCTAAATAATATTCTTTACCAGTTCTATTTGGAATACATTTATTAACTATTTTATAATCAAAAAACATATTTTTTTCAATATAAAATCTTTCACGATTAAATAATGCATATTTATTTTCACAGGAAAAATCTTGTAATAATAAAATTTTTACATTTTCAGTTTTAAAACATTCTTTTGATGTTGAGGGCCTCTTACACGAGATTGAATTTATTTTGTGTTGATTAAATCGTTTAGTTAAAGTCTGAGTTGTACTACCGTAATAAACATTTTTTAAATCTTCATTAATAATACAATATATTTTTCCTTTTTTATAGTCGGGCATTTTTTATATAATATATAGTTAGATATTAATTTTATTTGAAAAAACGAAAACCAAAAATTACTAAAGTATTTATTTACAATTACAACCTTTACCTTTTACTTTTCCACATGGTCCAATTGTTTCAAAATTTAAATTCATATATCGGTCTGATTTAGGGTTTGAATAATTAATAATTAAAGCAGTATGTGGCTCTTCCGTTACAGTACGAAACATAGATTTGAATAATTTTTTTGATTTCATTATATTGTGATCATCTGAAATTAATTCTAATTGTTTGTCAGTGCAAGACCAACATATAACGCCAGTGCAATTCTCCCTTTGTGTTGTGTGTAATTGTGAGTATTTTTGGGCAGTAACAATAATACTTAAATTAATATGACGACCATTGCAAAATACTTTATTTAATATTCCATTATTTTTCTTTTTAAGTGAACCGTCAAATGAAACATCATCTAAAATTAATAATGTATGTTTTGGCTTTTCTTTATTTTCAATAGCCTCTGCGTAGTCTTCCGCTGTTAAATCAAAAATTGCTTCTAACATGTCTTCATCATATACCTCATGTAAATTTTCCTCGGGTACATCATGATTTAGAATAATCGTTTTTATTTTATTATCAGTTTTTATTGAACCTGAAAAAATATATATTTCATCAAAATCATTTTTATATAATCGGTCGTCATTTTGCTCTAATAAATTTAAAATAAAACTTGACTTTCCCGAATATTGGCTTTTTCCTACACATAATATACGGCATGGTAAATCAAATAATAGACCTTTATTAATATAATGTTTTTCTTTTGGGTCTTTACATCTATAAATTTGAATAGGTTTCATATATATAAATATAAGAAAAATTATATTAATTTTTGTTTTATGAAAATTTTAATGTATTCCAATTTAATCTAAGATTTAAATTTTTAATTTTTTTATTTACAGCTTTTTGAACTTGATCTTTGCCGTGTTTTTTAATTACTTCTTGAATAGTAATTGGTGTTTTTGAATTAATTCTTTTTGTTGGTCGGCATGCATTATTTCCTATTTTATCATCCCCACATACAATATTTTTGCCCTTTAAGTACTCGGCTACACTTACCCATCGTTCATCCCGCCATTGCATTAATTTATTCGTTTTTTTGCCTTTATACTTCCCGCCTAATTCTTGGTATTTTTTAACTAAAAACATATTTTTATATGCTCCCGCTCTTTTATAGGTTTTATCTGCTAATGCTCGGGCTTTTTTATATATTTCTGGATTCATTACATTTTCTGGAATATTCATATTAATATATTATTAGAATATATATATGACAAAATTAATGAAAATAATACCAAGTAAAAATAAAAAATATAAGTACTCGGCATATTTTAAATTAGATAATGGAAAAGAAAAAAAGGTAAATTTTGGTGCAAAAGGATATTCAGATTATTTACTATCAGGCGACAAAGATAAAAGAGAACGTTACAGAAAGAGGCATGCTAAAGATTTAAAAACTAAAGACCCAACCAGAGCGGGCTATTTATCATATTATATACTTTGGGGTGATACTACTTCATTAGGAGGGAATATAAATATTTATAAAAGGAAATTTAATTTATAACAAAAATATATACTACTGAATAAATATTTTTAAAGTGGCATACTTTTGATAATTTTCAAAAAGTATTCAAATTTTATTTTTTGAAAATAATTATTTTTGATTGTTTGTCTTTTTTTATAAAAGTATGCCACTTTTTGAAAATATCTAAATTCCAGAAATATAAAATAAATAATTATTCAGTAGTATTTTTTTTGTCAATAAATTATATATGTTTTGGAAAATACTAAAAAAAATTACCTGTAAATCATCCTGTACTTCAAATTGTAAATTTAATAATCAAGAGTATGATCAAGATATAATAAATCGTAAATTAAGTGATTATAAATTAAAAAATAAAGATTTTGATATAATATTAAAAATTTTATCAAAAAGAGAATTTAAAAAAAAAATTAGTGAAATTTAATCTTCTTTAGCGTATATTTCAGATTGCATGTTTTTTGAATGTAGCATAGCGTCCGCCACTTCTTTTTTTTCTTGTGTATTTGGTGGGAATCGCTCAGTAATATATATACTCCGAATCATACTTGAAGATATTTTTTTATTTGTTGGTTCGAAAATTTTAATTAATAATTTCGTAAGTGAATTAGCATTTATTGGATCGCCTTTAGAATTTAAAATTAAATATTTTGATTTATTATATTTTAGCCAAATGTTAATAATTTTATTTAGAATTTTGCCTAATTTAATTTCTTTTATTCCGTATTTATCACTAGTTTTATATTCTCCTAAACTGAAATATTTATTATTTTTATTTTTAATTACTAAATAATTTTGGTTTGTTTTTTGTTTTTCAGTTAACCGCTTATAATCTGAATCACTAATTATTTCCATTATATAATCATTACGTAATGGCAAATTTTCAGAATCTGCAATATATAGACTACCTACTACCCATTTTTGAAGTAAATCAAATTCTTTTTTATTTAATTCATCTTTTTTTAATATTCCATTTATATCTATTTGTTTTTTATAGTTTTTTAAAACCGTTTTTAATTCATCCATAGTAGCCCAATTTTTGGACTGTTTATCGCTCTTTTTATTATTTTCAATTATTTCATTATTTTCTTTTTGGTATTTATCCATTAATAGCCTATATTCATTTAATAATTTTTCATTTTTTTCATCAATTCCCAAATATACAACGATTGAGGCAATATAATTTCGAATAGTTGACGATTTTTTATCATTTAATAATTTCATTATATTTTCGGGTTGTTTTAATAAAGAATCTAAATTATCTATTGATGGTTGAATATTTGATAATTTCATTAATTTTTGTAAGTTTAGTAAATAAGCCTTTAGACTGGATGGTTTAATATTTCTTTTTTTAAGAATTTTATTTGAAACGTCATCGTCAAAATTTGCCATTGTGTTATATATATTAATAATATATTTTTATTCTGTATTTTTTTTTTATAAACAATTTTTAATTTTAAAACTTTTTTAATATTTTGAATATATTTAATTTATATATTATTAATATAATACTATGAGTGAAGGATATGGAGATTTCGGATATTTAGACGGTAGCATGTATACAGGAGCTATTAGTGCATATCAAGACTCTCTTCAGTCGGCTATCGGATCTGTAGCAGATAAAAATTTGAGTGCAACTGAAAAGGTTCAAAAATTTAATGAGGCATTACAAGGTAGTTTAGGAGCGATTAGTGCTCCAATTATTGCGAAAGGATTTGGAAAAAGTTTTATCAACTTAAAAGGTTCTATAAGTAAAAGGATTAAGGCACGGGCACAAAAGGCAATAGTTGATGCCAAAGGGAAAGTAGAAGAAGCAAAAGGCAAGGCGCAAGATGCTGTAGATGATGCCAAACAAAAAGCACAAGATACAATAGATGACGCTAAGCCAACAGATGCTGACGGTGTAGAAGCACCAGAGGAAGCACCTAGTGGTGAAATTCAAGAAACTTCATTTTTTGATAAACCAGATGAATTAGATGAATTTGATGAATCTAGAATACCAGAGGGCGCACGGGGTAGAGTCAGTCCGCCACCAGAGGAAGATGGAGAAGCTGGAGAAGCTGGAGAAGCTGGAGAAGGTGCAGAAGCTGGAGAAGCTGGAGCTGAGGAAGCAACAGCAGAAGCTGGAGCAGAAGCTGGAGCAGATGCGGGAGCAGAAATTGGAGCAGGTTTAGGCACTGAGGTTGCCACTGACACGGGATTAGCCACAGCATCGGCCGTGGCAGATACCACAGCCGTAGCTGAAGGGGGCGCAAATCCAATCGCTGATGTAGTAGCATTAGGTCTAGGTCTAGGCATGATGTTTACTGGATTGTTTGCAAAAAAACATGCTAAAACAGTGAGTCCGCCACCTGCAAATACTCCGACCTTTTCATTTGGGACTTAAAACTTAAAAAAACTTTAAAAAAATTAAATTATAAATTTATTAAAATAAATTATAATTTTTTTTTTCTATTAAATAAATATATAATGAATAAACAAATAAAATTAAATTCGATCGAAGGTGGCCCTTTTACCGCATCCCAAAATCGCATTAGTTTTGAAATACCAGCGGATGGGATCTACGATTTAAATTCGTCATACATTAATTTAAATACAATTGTTAGAGTTACTGAAAATTCTAATGCTGAAGGTAAAGGAATTTATCCCGTTGATGTTGTTTTAGATTCAAATGGTTCAGACTACCCACAATATCCAAATTGTGCTATGGTTAAAAATTGCTCATTAAGAACTTCAAGAAAAGGAATGGTTGAAAATATTAGACGTTCTGACCAATTGCAAAATATTTTATATACATTAAATCGGTCTGCAGTTCAAATGGATAGTAGATCTTATAATGCATTTTCACAAATTTGCTCACCAATTAATAGCGGGCAATGGTCTATTTATAGAGACATAAATAAATTAGGCATTGTTAAATCAAAAGAGAATAATAATACCCCAATAAAAATAAAATTATCTGATATTTTCGATTTTTGCGCCCAAGCTGTAGAGATCGATACGAGAAAAACAGGAGCAATCACAATCAATTGTGAGCTTAATTCATCTTTATTAAAAGGAATTCAAAGGATGCAATCTGATATTTGGAGCACTAGTCTAAAAGATAATTGGGCAGAAGTAAATGTAGTCGGAGAAGCTAACGTTATTACATCAACTATTAAATTTACTAATTTAGACCAATCTCCCTTTTATATTGGACAAAAATTGCAAATTACAGCTACTAGTGGCGGAGGTGCTCCAGCTGTTAATGATGTATTAGCAGTAATTGATCAAATAGTATGGAATGATGATGGCACTTTGCAGATTTCATTTGAGCAGAAATGGGGTGATCTTACAGTGGGTCAAACATACACAATTTCAGATTTAGCGACTGAAACGGTGGCATCTTCTATTCCTGAAATAAATTTCGGGGAATTAGTATTAAATAAATTAGCAATTGATAAAACAGATTTTACAGAAATTGAATATTGCACTTATTCAACCGAGCAGACGAATGGAAATGGTTTAGTTAATTTTCAAAATCAATTTCAAATCGAGGCTGAGAGTGACGCAGTCATTATAGGTTTCCCAAAAGGTGATGACGGCCTTTTATCAGTTAATGATAAAGTTGAAAGTTATAGATTAAGATTAAATAATGAAGATTTAACAGATCGAGAAGTTTCAATAAATGGACCTTTACATTTAGATCGTTTAGGAATGAGCATGACTCAACTACAATTAAGATTAAGGAATTTAGCCCAAAATATGCGAAATACCGCAGATCAAGAATACAGCGGGGCAGTACTAGATAATGCAACTGTTACAACGCAAATTTTATCACCAGTTAATCAAACTCAGCAAGAAAAATTATTGCAAGTTAATATTCAATGTGAAACTGGCTCGGCGGGTGTTAATGCGCTTTCTATTTTTAAGCATTTGCCAAAGGTATTTAGTTATTAAATATTTGTTATTAATTATTTGTTATTAATTATTTGTGTAATATTTTTATTTATAAATTATTTAAATTTTTTAATTATATTTATTTTCTAATTAAAAAATATAATAATGAGTATAATTTATTCTTCTGTGATTCCTGAAAATAATAAATCTTCTTATAGTGAATTTGATACCGTGGATTTTGTATTAACATTTGAAAACCAATCTTTAAAATTAGGTTCTATAAGATTAGAAGCCGATTTAAACGTAACACAAAATGGATTAGATTTAAACAATACAGCAAATGTAAATAAAGTAATTAAATATGATAAATTCTGTGGCGGACATGGGGTTTGTGAGTCTATCCAAACGGAAATGTTAAATGAAGTTTTTGAAAATTTAACAGAATATCCGAGGCTAATTAAACAATATGGTGTTGGGCGTACTGGTATATTAGATACTTTTGATGCAAGCCAAGTATGCGAATTAAAAGTACCATTTGATAGTCTGACCACTGCAATTATGGGTGGCGAGCAAGTCGAAAATAATTTAACAGGTGCAAATCGAATAAATATTGCACCTGATTTTAGCATTAAACCCGATTTTATTTTAAATTCATCTGGTGCTGAATTGCCTTATATGAGATCAGGTCCTATTCGAATTTCTTTAAATTTAGCTAGAATTCAATCATTTTTATATGGAATTGATGTTGATGTAAATACTAAATATACACTTTCAAATTTAAGATTAACCTATAGAACTGTACCAGAAATGGATAATAAAAATCCAATTACTTTAAGACGAAGAATTAATATTAAACAGTCTATACAATCTACATTAGCAAATATTCAAGTTAAAGTTCCTTCAGATCGAGTTGAAGCAATGAGTGCTTCATTTCAAGTACAATCGCAAGAAAATACATATAGATATAATAATGTTGATTTAGAAAAAATACCCAATTTAAAACAATTACAATTTTTATTTAATGACCAAACAAATTCAGCAATTACATATTTAATAAGAAATAATGATGAAGTTATAGACAAATTTGTTGAGGCTATGGGTAATATTGGCCATAATGCATGCTCGGTCTCAAATATGGTAAATAATAGAGGCTATGGTATAGGCCTAAAAATGGATGGGGGCACTATTGACCTTACAAACCAAAAATTCAGTATTCAAATAGACTCCGAAATTAATAATAATAGACCTTTAATAATGTATGTTTATTTCCATACAGTTGTTGAAATTTAAAAAAGTTTAAAAAAGTTTATTAAAATACATTTATTAATTATTTAAATTTTTTATTTATAATTATTTTCTAATTAAAAAATATAATAATGAGTGTTTATAATTCAAACGTACAAAGTAAAATTATTGATCCAGTCTACGACAAATCAAATTTTAGAAGTGAATATAGATTAGATTCAAATTCTGTATATTTAAGTAATTTTAGATTGTCTGGAATGGGTATAGAAACAAATACATCAGCCGAGCCTTACAACCCGCTATTAGGTGCTTTTTGCATCCAAAGCCTTCAATTATATGATGGTAATCAATTATTAGATCAAGTTTTAAGTGCTGATTTATGGAATGCATTTAAAAATTTTAATAATTCAAATGATGAAAACGTATCGGTTAATAATTGGACAAATCGTGGATCATATGGATTTGCTGTAAATACAATTAATGCCAGTCAGGCTTGGCAAGACTGGGGCAATATTGCGGACTTACCCAATGTTGATGAAAACAAAATTAATGTTTTTGCATTTGATGAATTTACAAATAGCAGAACACCAAATGACCCTAGCGCGAGTTCTTGGTTTTCATTAAAAGGATATTTGGCATTCCTTACTAGTTCTTTATATGTTCCTACTAGTGTATTTAAAAATTTACGATTAGTTATTAACTGGAAAAATAATCAACAATTAAAAGACATTAGCATTGATCCATCACAAGAATTTGAAACATTCACAAATGTTGCATTAATTGTAGATGAGGTAACGGATGATAAAATAAAAGATGTAATAATGAAAAATTATCAAGGTGTTGTATATAAGCCAGTTGAACACGATCAAGTAGTTGTAAATGCAATAACTCCAAGTGCTGGGGCATCAGAAGTTCAAAGAAATAGATTTTTAGTAAATGGTTTTAATAATAAAACACTTGAAAGATTAGTTTGTATTCAAAGTCCAACAGACAAAAGCACATATTCACCTTCCGCAAATGTCCAAGATGGTGTAGGTATAGTTGGCTCTTTTGCACAATTAAAAAGTGAATTTCAATTTAGAGTAAATGGGCAAAATAAATTGCCTCGAGATGGTTTCACAGGTAAAAATCAACGTTTAGGTGCTTTGGTTGATACTTATGGCGAATCCTCTCTACCTTCATTTTGCAATTTTGTTTATGTTCCAAATTTAGATCAACATTTAATGTCACTAGCTGACGACGGATTAACTCAAGGTATGCACGGACAACTGGATTGGACCGCCATTGACATTCAGGATCAGGTCCAAGAATTGGTAGTTGAATATAATAGAACAGGCGTACATGGTAATGATAGAATAAATCAGGGTTTAAGATTAAATTTATTTGGGGAAGTTGTTAAGGCAGTTTCTGTAGATAAAAATAATAATTATATAATTCAATATTTATAAATTTATTTATTTTTTTTCTTTAATATTAAAATCTAAAATAATATTATATATAATACAATGTCTAATATTATTATTGAATGTCGAAATAAAGAAGCCATAAATCCACCATCTAATGGCTCATGGACTACAATATTAAAGCATAATATACAGTTAGATGAAGGCGATCAGGTAGTTATAAAAGATTCATATATTGACACACAACAAGCGAGTAGTTCTAAAGTATTAATTGAGAATGACTTACAATTAGAATTTTCATTTGGTTTTTATCAACAAAATATAGAAGGCTTACAGACCATGTATAGAAATTATAATAATACTGGTGGTGTTCCTGAAGCAGATTTTGAGAATTACGCATTATGCCGTGAGTCTCCACCATTAACGGCAAATGACAGCATAATTCAATCAATAGTATTGCAAACAATTTCTAAATCTGTAAATTTTAATGGTGGAATAATTACCTTAGGGTATGAAAAAACGGCTGGCGACGGTGGCGGAGGGGGTCAAAGGGTGGCAAGAATTGAAGAAATTTTAGGTGTTAATCAAACTGGGGCTGTTGTTAGTGCTTGGCAAAATATAATATATGATAATAGATTTAGTTTAGTATTTACGCCACCTTTAGAAAGTTTAAATTTAAAAATTGCATCTATAGAAAATTTTCAATCAACAGGTCGTGTTGTATATGAACCATATATAACACATAAAAATATTAGAATTAAGGCTGGCAATTATGATCCAGATGAAATTTGCGTAAAAATAAATCAGGAAATGACACGTAATAGTGTATTTGCTTCCTTTTACCCAACTGAAGCGAATCAAATAATGGCTACTAGTAACCAAATACAGCGTAATAATATTGGGAAAACTTTTGGATTGTGTAAAGCGGAAAGCGGGGATATTGATCCAATGAAAATTTTACCCATGCTTACATATCCAGACATAGCCGAGGGAGATCATGACATATTTTTTGGTAGTTCTCAATTTGAAATTGAATTTGATCAGCCTTCATCATCATTTCTAATAAAATACACACATACGCCATTATATCATACTACAACATTAAGCATTGGTTTATTTCAAAAAAGTGGAGCAGTTTCTGATTTATACAATGTAAATAAATTAGGCGGTATATTTTTTACTGATTTAAAAAGTAAAGATTTAGTAACTGGATTATATACTGATTTTTGGGATGTTCAATTAGGATTCAATCTAGGCGATTTACTCGTTAATTGGTCATATGGTGATTATACTACAGTAGTGGGAGCTACTGATATAGTATTACCATCCGAATTAAATTTACAAGAAAAATTAACAATCACAGGACAACAAGGTGTATTAGATTCTGCAGTTAATAAAACTACCCCGCAGTTTGTCGAGTTACCAGTATATGGAACGCCACTATATGCTACGGCTGATCCTTCTAAAACCCTGTCTATTTTTTCGAATAAAAATAAAAGCGTAGATTCAATAAATAAATTTGGATATTATTTAATTGAGATAAATAGTCAATTTAAAAATAATTTTTTAACTGAAGATAATAATTATAATCACATGTCACAAATTGTTAATCGTTATTATGAATTAAATTCTTATACTAGCGGGGAATCTGGACAGATTGTGTATGAGCATTTTGGAAAATCAGTATTGCTACAAAGTTTTGAATGTCGAATTTTAACTAGTACAAAAGAACCAGCTCCGAATCTTGGAGATGACAACACCGTGCATTTACAAATAATAAAACCACCCCGACCATCTCCATTTCAAATACAATTAACAAGTAAAAATGAAAAGGAAAAAGAAAAGGAAAAACCAAAATAAAAATATCTAATATATTAATATAATGTTATTAACTGAAAATATTCAAGAATACAGGAAAATTTATTATAGAAAACATAGAGACTATTTACTAGATTATTCTAAATGGTATTATTCATTAAATAAGTATTATGCGGGAAAATGCAATATAGAAGATATAATTGAAAAACCAATTAAACCAAAAAAGAAAGAAGAAAAAATTAAAAAAAATAAAATACCATTTACTATAAATAAAGGAACTTTTATATTGACTTTTCAATAATTAAATAATAATTAAGTAAAAATAGTTTTTTACTTAATTTTTATTCTTTTGAGATTGTAACAAGTCTATTTTTATGCTTGTAATTAGTTTTATGCTCTTTTCAGTCTGTTTTATACTGGTTTATAGAATAAAATTATAATTTTATTCTATCTTTAAGTATAAAAACTAGTTAATTTAAGCATAAAACTAATTACAAGCACAAAACCAGACTGAAGACAATCACAACATCATAAAAGATGAGCATAAAAGTGCCCGCCCGATTACATTTCGTCTAACTCGCCAAAAATTGAATCATTTGGCCGAATACTTGTTATTATAGCAGGTTGATAATCTTTATAAAATTTTACACCTTTTAAATTACAAGTCTTAGGTACATAGTCTGCTTTTTTCATTATACGGTAAATCGTAAAGGTACTAGTTTTAAATTCCTCGCAGATGTCGTTCAATGTGTAATAATATTTAGTTGTAATTATTTTATTATCATTATCAATGTCATGTATATCTGCTCGATAATGATAATTCGTAATATTAGGATTTTTTCGTGGCATATCTTACTATACTATATAGTAAGATATTTTTTTAAATGTATTTACTCGAAATCATTTTCATCAAATTCTTCGACTGCTTCAATCAAGTTCATTTCATCCAATTGATCTTTTAACTCTTCACTATCAATCTCATAATATTCTTTTCTCACTCCATCCATTTGAATCTTTTTTTTATTTATTCCAATGTCATTCAATATTGCACGTATAATTTTATAACTTGGTTTTATAAATCCTTTATCTTCGGCTGATAAAAAATATTTATAACATTGAAAAAATATATCTGAGGGTATATAAAATTTTTTACTTTTTTTATGAATTTTAACCTCTTCATCTTCAAAATATTCTTTGTAATTTTTATTAATAAAACATTCATTTAAAAAAGAATAAATAGGGTTTGTATTATGTTCCATCATAGAATTGTAAGCATCCGTTTTTGGTCTGCACTCGTCGGGTTTAAATTTTGAAATATCAAATTTATATAAATAATTAAATAATATTTCAACTTTTGAATCATTACTAATAAATTTATGTAATGTATCAAAATATGATTTTTTAGGTTTTTTATGATGTGCTTTGAAAACTACAAATCGGCGATCATCTGGGCTAATCTCTACGGGGTTTAAATTATTTGATAAAATAAATAATCTTAAATAATTAGTTTGTTCATATTGAGATATATATTTTTCCCTAATTATTGATTTGTCTTCAGTAATTATATTTTTAATTTTTTCTTTTTTTTCAAATCCATCTTTGCCCTCAACCTCATTTAAAACTAAAATTAATTTGTCTCTTATTCCAACGTTATAAGTTCCAAATATATCATCCATTTCAGCCGTCCTAAGTGTATATTTTGAAGTTATCATTTTATCTAATAAGTCAATTAATGTGTCCTTACCAAATCCTTGTTTAGATTTCAAAATAATTCCAACTCGTGGCTTTTGCTCTGGCTTTTGTATTAAATGACAAATATAATTTCTTAACCATTCAAATGAATCTTGATCATAATTTACTAATAATTTTAAATGTTCATTAAATATTTCAATAATTTCTTTATAATTAATTTCCATATCTTCAATATTAAATTCATCTTCGGGTTTATAATTAAAACCTTCAAAAGAATTATAAAGATCATTTTCTTTTTTTAGAGTCGGTATAAATCTTACTTCTTTATATGCTCGGCGTTTTGCATCTGCCATCCATTCGGGAAAAAATTCTTTATCTTTATCATCAAAATATTTAATTGGTCTTACTAATTCTCGGAATTTTTCTTTTGAATAAAATTGGTATTTAGTTTCACCTTTAATTTCATATTCTCTACCATATAGCATAGGGTTTTCAATAATAAAATGATTTTCTTCAAAATTAATTTTACAAGTATTATAATCAGCTGTTAAATCTAAGTCTAAATTTATTCCTTCATCAATTTTTAATGATGTATCAAAATCTTTTACTTTCCATTTTAAAGTCATTTTATTATATTCAATATTATTTAATTCTGTTATAATCTCTTCAATATTATATTCATTAGATTTCAATAAATGAAATCCATCATAAATAAGAGTATCAATAAATCTACTTACTGATAATTTATTTTCAACTGTTTCTAAAAAATTATTTTCAAAAAAAGTAATGATAGAATTTAAATATTTTCCATATTTATTTTGTTTTAAAGTTTCTTTTTTTGAGACTATAATATCTGGTAAATTAAATTTTTTATCAAAATCATTAAAAAATAATTTTTGAATTTTTTTAATTTCTGTATCCAATTTTATCATTGTTTGGTCATTAAAATTTAAATTTTTTGATTCATACATACAGGCTATAATAGTCTGTTTATCAACTCCTTTTATTTTTAAAAAATTTTCCCTTTCATCAATATATTTTTTTAAATATTTACATTCAAAATTTGGAAAATTTTTTTGTGTTAATTTAAATAAAATTGTGGGTGCGCAGTTTATTATATCAATGTCATAATATAATTTAGAACATAAAAAGCCTTTTAATTTAACAGTCATACCCTGAATGCCAAAGCCTTCTACACATCTACGCCCACATGTAACTAATTCTTTGCTATATTTATATTTATTTTTAATTAATCCGTTTTGTTCCATCTGAGGAATTGCACTTTTTAAAAATCTTTTTAATTTTTTTTTATAGCCTGAAATCCCTCCGTCCCACTTATAGTCGGCTTCTTCACTACCTTTCATTAAAATTTCAGTTAGATTCGTGTCTGGTATTCCTAATAAATATTTGCCATTTTCAATATCCAATCTGTCATTTTTCATAAAACTCTTCATATCCAATTATATATATATAGTTAGATATTTTTTTAAATGTATTTTCTTAATATTTTTATTTTTTATTTTTATGCCAATTAAATAATTAATTATTTGTCCATTTACCTAGCAACATTAAATGTTTAAAAAAATCTAATGTTCCGTCTTTTATTAGAGTGTAATCACGATCTAAATAATGTTGTTTTGTTATTAGGCATAAATGCGTCTCTTTTTCATTCCCCTCAAATGGACCTTGAGGCATCCAGATTGCTGGTGTAGAGATAAATAATGTACCATTTGGTTTAAGAAGTTTTTTTAAATCATCCATTAGTTTTAATGCATCTTCCAATTTAAAATGCTCAATGACATCTGTCATAATTACATAATCATATTTATCATGATACTTAAAATTAATTTTTAAAATATCTTTAATATTAACTTTTCTATATACTGTCCACATTGGATTTCTATATTTTTGAAAATATTCAATGCCATCAACTACCCAATTTCTTTTAAAATTTTTAACCATACAACCATTTAATCCTGAACCTATTCCTAGGTCAAGTACAGATTTTACAGTTGGACCATGTAGAGGTAAATTATTATTTATTATGTCGTCTATGATTTCACATAAAACACTGTGAGAACCGAAAGGCATTATATAATATAATAATATATATTATTTTTTTATTTTGTGCGATTTACAAAAATATATACTACTAAATAAATATTTTAAAATGTGGCATACTTTTATAAATTTTCAAAAAGTATTCAAATTTTATTTTTTGAAAATAATTATTTTGGATTGTTTGTCTTTTTTTATAAAAGTATGCCACTTTTTGAAAATAGCTAAAATCCAGAAATATAAAAATAAATAATTATTCAGTAGTATAATTTTTGTCATCCTTAGTTAAAAAGCAATACATGCATAGTTGCCTATAATTGCTTTGGTCAGAATACATTTTACATTTTATACAAAAAGCCATAATATAAATATTTATTTGTATTTATATTATATTTTTTAAATAAAAAACTATTTATATTTTTTATTATTTGTAATTAATTTTTTATTTTTCTTTTTTTTATTTTTTAATTCCATATAAAATATTTCTTTTTGACTTTTCTTTTTTTCTTTTTTCTCTTCTATTTCAACATCATTTTCTCCATCTTCAGTACATCCATTTTTTATATGATTACAAATATCTCTTAAATATGTATCATGCATTATATATATTAAGTTTACATAAAAAAATATAAAAAGTTAAAAAAAAAAATAAAATATATTATTATATTATATTATGAAGTTAATACGATTAGTAACTAGCAATTCAAATGCATATTTCGATAATACATTTAATGAAGATATTTTATTAAAGCCAAATTCTAAAATAGCATTGCAAAGCACATCCTTTGAAACACAAAATAATATTATTATTATTGATTCAACAAATGATGAAATAGATTTTGAATATTCGGCGGGATATAGTATAAAAATATTTTTAAATCATGGGCAATATACATCCTTAAATTATACTAATTTATTTACAGATATTAAAAATAAATTTAATAATTTAGTAGGATATAATGAAGCAACATTCCCTGTTTTACGCTCGTTAGGTCTAGAATTTATATGTGATATTACCAGCAAAAAAAAAGTTGAAATTGGATATCAAATAGGAACTAGTGCGGAATATTTCGCCCCTGATTTGCGGTGGAATTATGAAAATAATATTAGACGTTTTAACCAAGCAGGAAAAGTTGTATGGGAAAACACGTTAGCGCCAGCACCAGCAGGTGGAAATAATGCATCATGTTTATTTGATTCATACGTTAGTACAGGTTGTGGATTTATTCGAGTAAGAACGCATAAATATGAAAATAATTTAAGTACTAGTAGAAATTTCCAAGGGTATATAATAGGACTTTCAAAAACTAATATTTCAAATCTTAAACCTTCAGATATAACCAATGATATGATTAGTTACGGAATAGCAGTAACCTGTAATCTGGGTAATGATAGAAAATATAATACAATGATTGACGGTGTATATTCAGAATCAGGAGTTGATCCGAATTTTATAGGTCTTGGTGATACAAATAATGACTTTCAAGAAGTAATAATTAATTTTGATAAAATAGAGTTTAATGTATATCAAAATGGAACACAAACTAAAATTCCATTAACTGCCCCACAAAATTATACGGCGGGTGAAAAATTATACCCTTTTTTTATATTTAGAAATACAAATGTTTCTTTCAATTCTTTAAGAGTCACTCCTTCACCATATGGAGCAGTTACGGATAATGTAAATAATATACAAGAATTAGGAAGCCCACCAACTAATCCTAAAAATAATGGTGATAATGTTTTAACTTTTAAAGCTCAATCTTTGGCTGATTTTCTAGGCTATCAAAACGTAAGACAACCGCAAATAGGCGTAATTTCGGCAGTTGAACATTCATTTGTAGCTGGGTTAAACTTTAAACCGACAGATATTGCGGACTCCTTTATAGTTGAATTATTAAATTTAAAATGTGAATCGTACGACGGTTTAAGAAATCAACGTAAAAATTTATTGGCAATTATTCCAAAATCTAATGCCAATGGTGAGGTAATATATGAAGTAAATACACCATTTTTTATAGATTTAAATAATGCAAAAGATATTTTATTAAGAAATATTAAATTGCGGATTGTTCTACCCGATTATTCAGAAATAAGCATGCTTGGCACTGCTTCCTTAGTATTATTATTAGATTCTTGAAAATTTAAACATTCGTAATAATTAATATAATTTTGACCTTCACAAATTAAAAATGACAATTTATTATTTGTTAAAATAAAAACTGTTTTATATAATATAATTTCATTAATTTTTTTAGTTATATTTTGATGATGAATTTTATATATTTTGTCCGAAAGTTCAATTGGTAAATATTTATCTAAATAATTTATTACCATATAATTATAATTAATAAAAAAAGTAATTATTTTTATCTATATAAATAATATACATAAAAATGAATTATACTGGACAAGTAAAGGATTCCACCACTGAAGGACAAGATATTATTCACAATTCGCAATTAATCCCACAATCTGACCCAAACGGACGTAAAGGTTGGTTATTTGAAAAAATCGCAGGTAATGCACAAAAATTTAATTTATATTATTGGTCACAAGGAAATCGACCAAAAACTACTATTAGTTTATTTAATATTTCTGCGGTTTTAACAATTGATAGTTATCAGGATATTGAATCATTACCATATATTAATATTTATACAAAACCTAAAGGGGATGGTACAGATATTAATCCATTTTATAATGCCTTAAGGACGTATTCAATTTCGGCATCACAAGACATTGAAATTGGACAACGAATAGAAATTTATTCAAAAACTGCACCAATTAATCATAATCATATTAGACAAGTAGCATTTAATGTGAAAACTGATACAGGACCATTTAATGATATAGATGAAATTAAATCAATTACTATTAGTTCAAGTTCAATTTGGAATAGTACTTCAAAAATATTAATTGAAGGTGTTGGCGTATCATTTATTGGTAATGGGAAAAATAATGAAATTTATTTAGAATTAGTTTCTGATTCAGATTTACTACAAATAAATAAATTTTGAAATAGTAGCTCATATTGAACTTCAATTTGTTTAAATCTATCTTCTGCAACTTCATAATAATAATTACTCCAAATATGGTAATTTTGAGGAATACTTAAAGAATCAATAATTTTTCCATATGAATCAATATTTTTTTTATAGCCTGATAATGCCAAATTGCCTAAATTTTCTTTTAATCCGTTCGCCTCTGAATTTATAATAATTGGAATACCTAAACATGACGCTTCAGACGCAACCATACCGTATGATTCATAAGTACTTGGCATTAACACAATTTTTGATTTTAAATAAATATCTTTAATAATATGTTGTGTATTTTCAATTACATGGCAATTTGGTAAATTTTGAAATTCTTCTAAAAATGCTTTTTGATGGTGCATATAATAACCGCCTTTCACAATTAAAAACTTTTCATTATTATATTTTTTAGCCAATTGTAAAACTATATCTGCACCCTTATTTTCACTTGGATTCACCAATGTAATATATTTTCTATTTTCAATATTTTTTTTAAATTTTGATAATTTCGGAAAATCTGTAAATGGATATATTAAAAAATAATTATTTGGTATAAGCCCACGATTCAAATAATCATTTTTCACATAATTAGAATTAAATACTTTTATTACCCTTTCATCTTCAATAAATGAGTTATATTGTGATATTGAATTATGAAAAATCATTAAATTTGGTATATTATGTTTTAAACAATAATTAATTGTATCAAATGCAAAATCTAAATGACTTATTACAAAATCTGCCTTTTTACAATAAGCCAATAAATCATCATTAAAATTTTCTGTAGTTTCATTTAAAATTATATCTTCATAATTTATTTTTTTCATTTCCAAACATTCGGGAATTAAAACATTTATATTTGCTTTTGTTTTATTTTTTAATTTTTTTAAAAAATGATGCAAATACGCCTCGCCACCTGATTTATTTTTATGGAAATACAATTTAGTAATAATTAGTATATTCATTTATATATATTTAAATTAGAAAAAAAATAAAAGTTTTTTACTATATTTTTTTTCTTAATATATATATATATAAAATGTTTGATACTTGGGATAAAGGAATTAAAAATGAATTTTCAAGAACTGAAAAACAAGCTTTAATTCATCCATCTGGATTTGATGAAATACAATATTTTAATAGTGGTAAATATGATTCACTACAGGTTATTAATAAATGTAATTTAAAAAAAGAAGATTTAATTTTAGAATATGGATGCGGAGATGGACGAATTATGAGACATTTGAACGATAATTATAATATTTACGGTGTTGATATTGTAGAAGATTTTATTTTACATTCTCATAAATTAAATTTA